TGCCACTGGCCTGCCGAACAACCCGCGTATGGGCTCATGCCCCGCGGAGAAGACGGCATCGTCTGACAGGTAGTCAAGACGGTCGACGATTTCACGCCGACGCCAGGCCGAGCTGTACCACTGCAATGCCACACCGAGTGTTTGCCGGTCGCTTTCGGAGCGACTGGTGGGTACCCAGTTAATGGCACGACAGCGGTATCCTTCTAGACCGTCGGATCTTCCCACACCATCGAATGGACTTTCGTAGGTGCGCCCCCACGAGCACAGCTCGTCAGGACCGACGATCAAACCTAGGTCCCCAAATTCGGGAGTTACATAGGTCTTCCGCCACGGGCCTCTTACGCGCGAAGCGTATTTGTCCCATACCATTGCGATATGAGGAGGCAGACAGCCGAAAACTTCACCAGACCAGAGTCGCAGGTTGTTGAGCCTGCTAACTAGCCATGGCGTTGGGTCTTCATCGTCCTTCGGGCGAAGATAGAAAGGACGGACATAGCTACCACGAAGGTAGTCTTTTCCGCAACTTTCGAAAAAGCTCCCTGCCAAGAAGCTCTTTTCGTTGTTCACCTTAAAGCCAAGGAACTCTAAGGCTGTGATCAACTCTGCGGCATGGCCACGGGGGCAAATAATATCGTCCCCGTACACAGCCGTGAACAGAGTTTCCGATCGAGGCACGATTGCTCGTACAACCGACGCGAAGATAAGGGTCTCTAGGGGGAAGGCATAGCCGTTACCCATAGAGCACCACTTCTCAAGCGTCACGTCTTGCTTTCCCATCCGAGTGACTTCTGAGCGAAAAAGACCCAGAAGATGACACCACTCGGGCGGTAGGAGCAACTCAACCGTTGCGCTTGCTAGAAGGTCGGAGGCCATCGAGAGATCAATGGTCGCCAACTGCCAGTCATACGCCATCTCGGCGAGAAACTGGTTCCATTCCTGGTAGCGCAAATCAACACCAATCATACGGAGGCGTTCAGCGATGTAATCGCCTATACCTAGCTGCCCGAAGGCATTAACCAGCGGCTCTTTACAAATGCCGCGGTCCGTTTTCGCATTCTTGGGAACAGACAACCATTCATTGCCAGCCACGATTTCCATCGGCTGGGCAACCGAACTCCAGAGCCCTTCAGTTAAGTTGGGCACAAAAGGAGCGAGTTTGCAGGTTGTAGTCAAGGAGGTCGCATCGAATTTTCGCGACAAGACATCCCCGTGTGCGGAGAATCCAACCACTGCACCAGGCCCATGCCGCATCCGCTTACGTATATCCTCGAGCACCTCTTCGGTGATCTCGGGTAACACATGGGCGATTACGCGGCGGGCACGAAATAACCAGTCGGGCAAATCCCTTTCGGGTACGTCCAACCGGCGATTGGTGTAGTGGCAGATACCTTCGGCAACCCAGAAGTCATTCTGGGCCACCGCCTCCCGATCGACACCCAGTGGTAGCAGTTCTGACTTGGTCAAAATGCTGCTCACTAGGAAGTCTTGAGCGTAACGGGACTTATTACCCGATATTAGCTCAGGAACATCGGCAGGCCTGTCCAGCCCCATATAGCCACGGTATTCACCATGACGTAAGAGAAGAAAGACAGTAAGGCTGCGAGGAGAATTAATAGCCTCGCAGAGGTCCGCAACGAACTCCACCTCGTGGCGGAGCGTCGGATCGTTTGATGGATCATGCATTTCGCAACTCCTGGGCAAGCCGCGCCTGTTACAGGGCACGACCGGGCTCGAACGAAGTCTGAGCCCGCTGGGTCACCACGACGGCGACGAGTCGGTGGGGGCGACATGCCCCCGGAAGCGGTTTTCATACCGCTAGTACGCCGGCTCGCCGTTAAGGTACGCCCCCACGAGGGAGTCCGCGAGCGCGTTCATCACAAGCGCGTTAAAGTGCGCCCGATCAGTAGCAACGCTGTTGCTCGGGACAATCCATTGACCGTGAAAACGATACGCATCCGGTGCAGTTACCAGGCCCGTGTCAGAGTCGGTCACCTCGATCGGCAACACGAAATCCACCTGGGCTTTCTCGGGCATGTTCGGCGTAGCCGCGCGCAGCTTGAGGACCAAAGACGAACGACCCGAGAGGGTAGTCGCCGTGGCCTTGTCGCTGAGACGCAGGGTATTGCCTTCGCGCCCGATTGGCGTGTAAACGCGATCCGAAGGAGTCGCATCTTGGATGGTAATGCTGGAAGTTTCCGGCATGTCATTCTCCGCGGAATTTCACCGCAATGGTGGTTATGTGCTACACGAAAAACCCAATCGGCGGCGGTTTTCTTGGCCGGCGTAATTGGAGTAGCACGGAAAGCGAGTTCGCGAGAGCGCGCCCGCTACGGGATGGTTCGTACCAACACCACTTAATATTTGGTGGTGACGTGAAGGCTTCTCGCCTGTACGAAAGGTACTCACCGGAACCGGGGGTAATAAGCCCACGGTTAGGATTCGACTCGTGCTCACCGACGAGCACATTGCTCATCGTAGAGGTGACGCGAGTCGTAGCCGTTCCCCAGATTCCTGAAACGCCATCATAAGCGTCCAAAGAAGAGAGGTAATCGCCGACCGGTATTAGATAATCTACCAGCCAGGAAAACGGGACAAGTTCCCAACCTGCCTCGAACGGATTGCCAGCAGTAAATTCGCCGGCATTAACGTCGAGCCTAACCCACGCGTCGACCGTGACAATTGTCCGCTTTAGTGCGGAGCCTTGCAGGTCATAGTACGTTAAAACGTATCTTGGACGCGTGTCGCTAACTTCAACCTTGGAGAACTTGATCTTACGGTAAACCGCAGAACCTAGTCTTCCTTGCAGCGCCTCAATTGAATCGATGAGGGTTTGCATGGTCGGAGCTATGCCAAAGGAGACACCTAAATTTGCGTCGGCCAAAACAAACGGCACGTCGCCCAGGCCTAATTTGGCCCGGTGTCGCTTACGGTACTCTTTCTGGAGTTTCTCCAGTTTGTTTCCCGGAAGCACTTTCCTTAAGCAACGCAGATCGCCCTTGCGGACTTTCCGAGCACATTGGTAAGCTGCCTTTGCCGCCCTTGCCACCGCCGAAGCGGCGTCAGTGAAGGCGTCGACAGTCTCCCTGTACTCTGCAATATCACCTGCGAGATTAACTCGCATATCCTTAACACGAGCAGCTAGCTCGTTCTGCCAATACAACTCGGCAGGGGTGGTATCGCATTGAATCTGCGCTTCGCGTGGATAACCAACTCGCTTATAGCCAGGACAACCCTTCATACAGTACGAGGACCCATAGTGATAATACACAGGGTACTGGTAGTGAAACTTGACGTACGGACCCAAAGATGTCGGGTTCGTCTTAAGAACGTCAGGTTTGGGCCGGTGACTCGTCGGTTTAACCGACTCACCGATCTGGCCGTAATTGATCCAAGCAAGCGGATTCGAGATATACGCCCAACTAGAACAACAGCTGGGCAGATCAAGAGGAACGCTTTTGTAAAGAGCTTGGGTGGTTATCGACATTTGGCTCGATCCTCAAAGTGAGGGCCAACAATTTCGCGGAATGCATGGCTGTTGACTGCCAGCTGCCAACCCGGTATGGTATGGGCAACACATAGAAAGGTTTCGGCGTTTCGCCGATGAGAAGCCTTTCGCTCCAACGGTTTTCCCTCCCGAAAGGAAGGGCTTGCACCGCAAGCAAGGGGAACGTTTCTGGTCACCACAGGTGGGGTATTCCCATTTTTCCTACTGCTTTCGCAGCAGCCTGTGACGATCGGGGCGTTC